GAATACGACGACAGCAAGATTGCAAAGCGCAAATGTCTGCGCTGTTCAAAGGATTTCATAAGCGAACACGTTGGAAATCGCCTGTGCAATAGGTGCAAGCAAAGTGACGATTTTCAAAACATGATCGGCGGTGTTGAGGACGGCTATAGGACGCTAGGCAAATGAACGTGACCCTGACTGATTATGAATTGGTGCAAGCGGCGATGACAGGAATGTTGCGCCAGATCAGCGCGATCAAAATCGGTTATGAGCAAGACAAGGTCAAGCCATCCGGCGGGTTTTGGCAAAGGCACATCGAGGGGGCTTGTGGTGAGGTCGCTGTTGCAAAGGCCATGGGCAAATATTGGGGTGGCAGCGTCAACACATTTAAGGCACAGGGCGATCTTGATGGGACAGGTTGGGAAGTCAGAACAAGATCAGACCACGCATATAATCTGATTGTCAGAGACAATGACCCAGATGACAGGGTGTTCATTTTGGTCACTGGCACCGCGCCAGACTATCAGGTGCGGGGCTGGTTAAAGGCCGCTGATGCAAAGCGGCAAGAGTGGAAGAAAAACTATGGGGGGCATGGCTTTGCATATTTTGTCCCGAATAGTGAGTTAAAGAGCATGGGAGATTTGCGATGAGTATAAAGGCCGTCACTTGGGCTTTTGAACAAAAGTTAAATGACAGTATTGCCAAACTGGTCTTGATTGGCATTGCCGACAGATACAACCCAGAATTTGGGTATGCCTATCCAGCGGTCAAATGGCTGGCACAGGTTGCAGATTGTTCATCGAGAACAGTTCAGAAAAAGGTCGCATTTTTAGAGGAAATCGGTCTGGTCAGGCGGGTGTTGATAAAGGCACCAGACGGCGAAAACAACCTGTTCAACCACTATCATCTGCCGACGTTTGAGGGGGGTGAACGTGGTTCAGGGGTGAACGAGCTGGTTCATGAGGGGGGTGAATCCCAGAGTTCGCGAGGGGGGCGAACCACAGAGTTCACCCATAACAATATAGATACTATAGATAACTATAATAATATGATCAAAGCGTTCGATTTGTTTTGGTCTGCATCCCCTAAAAAGGTCGGCAAGCAACACGCACTCAAAGCATTTAAGAGGGCTTCAAAAGATACAGACCCAGAGATGCTGGTTGCTGGGATGTGCGCTTATGCGGATCAGGTCAAGCGCAAAGGGACAGAGCCACAGTTCATTAAGCATCCGACTACATGGCTGAATGGTGGCTGTTGGGATGATGAAGCTGAACCACAGCAAACAATCTCTGAAAATTTTGGCGTGTCACAGAGATGGATGCCAAGAACAGAGGAAGAATTTCACGCCAAGTTTGACAGGATGCCGGACTTTTATCGCAAGAACAGGCCGGACATCATCAGTGTTGCAAAAGAGGCTGGGTGGCTGGATGAGTAAAAAAAGCGATGTGATTTTGCCAACGCCAGAATTTCTGGCGAAACATTCGATCGAGGAAGTTGAGACCCGACAAGCTGGGAAAAAGCGCATCAGGGTCACCGATCAGCTTTGGATCGACTACTATCTTAAGCACAATCACATCAATGCGCATCAACACGCCGCTGCTGAGCAGTTGTTGCATCTATATCGAGCGGCAGGCAGAACACAGCGCATGACAGGCAAAATGGAGTGGGTGCCACCAAGCAGTAACTCAAGCATGACAGAATATGCCTCAGACTGCTTCGCTGATTTCCAAAAGGTTGTCAGACGCATGGGGCGAGAGAGTTTCGGCTGTGTTGAGGACGTGGTTTTGCACGATATGTCAGCCGCTGAATGGGCAAGAAAAAATGGGCGCAACCCAAAGGCCGCACCCGAAATATTGAGAGTCTGTTTGGACGATCTAGAATATGCGTTTAAGCATCTGAATGATCGGTGACGCGAGGCGTGATCTGATATTTGCGCCCTACTATCCGATTGAAATATTCCAGCCGCTTGCGCTCGATTTCTCGCAGTCCATCAGCAATTTGACGCTTGATCACATTTCTGATGCGGTTGTTTCCCTCAATTTGTATTTGACCCTTGAGGATCTGCTTTGCTGTTTTTTGCGTCAGCTTGATTGTGACCATTTTCATTTTCGATTTCCTCATCTTCTGTGAGTTGTCGCCATCCCTGATAGTTGCACTCATAACAGCCGCGCAATTCTCGAAATCGCTCAACGCAATGCTCGCACTCTGCGACTGTTTCCCAGCCGATCTGGGGGTGACGTAATATCTCGATCAGAGCCATTTAAGGCGCGGTCATTAGTGAAAAGAAAAACACGCAAACAGTTGCCCAAGTCGCAAAGAACGCAAGGGTCGCGATGAGCTGTGTGATGTAAAATTTCATGATCATTCTCCCTATTGGTTAATATGCTCATATTATGCCTATTAGTAATATTATGCAAATAAAATGCGCATATTGCACATAGGGGGGGTTTCTGATATGTTTTCAGCAGAATGGAACCATTGCCCCAGAGAGGGGCTTTTTCATGCAATTCCCTGACAAGCGTTATCGCGTCATCTACGCTGATCCAGCGTGGAAATTTCTTGCTGGTGGCAAGAAAGGTGCTGACCAGCATTATGATGTGATGAGCTTAAAAGACATCAAAGAGCTGCCTGTCGCTGATCTAGCGGCTGATGATTGCGCTTTGTTTATGTGGGCGACGACACCGATGTTGCCTCATGCGCTTGAGGTGATCGAGGCTTGGGGGTTCAAATACAAAACTGTCGGTTTCACTTGGGTCAAGAGAAACAAAGTCAGTGATGGCTGGTTCTGGGGCTTGGGCTATTGGACAAGGGCAAATGCAGAGCTTTGCTTGATAGCTACCAGAGGCAAGCCAAAGCGGGTTTCCAAAGCTGTGCATCAGGTTGTTGATGCAAGAATAGAAAAACACTCAAAAAAGCCAGATGAGGTCAGAGATCGCATCGTCAGATTGATGGGCGATGTTGATCGGATTGAGCTTTTTGCAAGACAGAGAGCGTCTGGCTGGGATGCTTGGGGTAATGAGATATGACACATAGTCGGGTCAAGGGTGCTAAAAAGCACAGCGACGACGATTGGGCTGAGTTTCTCAAGCGTATCGCAGAGGGGCGATCAGCGAGAGATGTTTGCGGTAACGACAAGGATATGCCGAGTTGGAGAGTGGTCAGCGCAAAGCTGAACAGCGATGGCGAGTTTGCAGCACGTTACAGCTTGGCGATGGAGAATAGAGGTCAGGTTTATGCTGACAGGATTAGCGAGCTGGTTGATCAGGTTGTGGCTGGAACGCTTGATCCTAATGCGGCAAGGGTTGCTATTGATGCGCTGAAATGGACGTCATCAAAGCTGGCACCAAAGAGCTTCGGCGATATTCATCGCATGGAAGTGAAGCATGAGAGCAGCTATGTGGACGCTCTCAAGGGGGTTGCTCAGAGGATTGAAGATGAGGGGGTTGTGGGCGTAAAGCAGGCTAGGGATACGTTACGCGCCCGCGAGGAAAACGACGCAATTCATTGAGTGTTAGGTCATCAGCCTGACATTTATTAAGGATTTCTGCGGGTTTGCCGATGTGGTGGACAGATGGTGGACAAAACCAGCCTGATTCTTAGCGAATTATATTATTTGACCCCCCCCCTATTTTTTCGGGCGGGCGGTTGTTGTTCTTGCCCCCATCAAGAGGCTCCCATGATCCTATCATTCCCGATCACCATAGCAGAGGCGATCATTGTCGGCCTGCTTGTGATCATCGTTATTAACCAACTGCGACGCTGACCCCCCCTTTGATTTGGGGCGTTCAGTGACTGCGGCGTTATAAAATTTTTGGCAATGCGCTATTCCCTCATAGCGCGAGGGATTGGGGTGGGCATCTATGGCGACCATCGAGGACACCATTCTGCGCCTGCGGAATGACCCTGCTTTATTTGTTGAGACTGTGATTGGTGCGACGCCTCAGAGCTGGCAGCGCGACGCTTTGAACGCTATAGCGGCGCATGACAAGGTTGCGATCAAATCTGGTCATGGCGTCGGCAAGACTGCTTTCGAGGCATGGGTGACGCTCTGGTGGCTGTTGACGCACTATCCATGCAAGATTGCTGTCACAGC